TGGTTTCCATTGATTAGTTAGACAAACGCCCTAGATTTTGATTCTGGTGCGTTACAGGTCTATTCCTGGGGCATCTGTATCCCCTTTTCCTTAGCTAGTTCCTCCAATGATTTAGGCTTTTCCTTCTGCGGTTCTGGATAGGAAAGAAAATCTCTTGCTTTATAAGTTCTGTGGCTCTTGCTTGGGATGGTATTATAAATAGCTGCCAGGATAGAAGCTACATTATGGTCTTGCCTATATCGTTCCCGTGCCTCTTGAAACTGGACTTCTGCTAATAACTCATTGAATTGAGCAGGCATTAGTTCCCCAATCTCTTTTTTTGACCAGTGCAACTTGCGAGCTAAGTAAACTATTGCCTCAATCATCCCATATCCACCTTAGAGTAAGTGGTGCATATAAAGTTCTATTCAATGTTTCCGTATCAGGTAGTAATACTTTTACCCTCCCTGAATCCATAAGAACCAAGTTGCACCCTATCCTCTGGTAGAAGTCTGCCTCAAATATTTCATTATCTGGTATGGTAAGTAACCAGTAGCTATTTGCTTTTATAGATTTGAATACCTTTGGTGAAGCCCACTTCCCTTCCCTACCTTGCTTTATGCTTCCATCTATACTCCAATTAAAGATACCACCCACCTGTCTGCCTTGTTTAAGTGTCCCAATCTCACCTATCATGCAGAGGCTTCCATTAACTCCCCTACGCCCTGATAGTTATAGGTATAAGTTACTAACCCATCAGCAGAAGCATTGGGAGTAACCCCCATGATTATGACATTGCCAAGCCATGCCTGAGTTACTGTAGCGGTTTCTGCCAGCTCAATACTTGTTTGTGTAAAGGGAGTAAGCGGAGCCCCATCCTTGAGACCTTCAAATGTTCCCGACCAGCTTGATAGACCTGGCGTAAATGTCCTTGCTCCATTAGTAGCTGCACCATCCGCAAAGTCAGTAGTGTCCAATACATCCACTGAGTAATCCAGTGTCCATGCCCTTATACCAGCTACGGTTTTGGCTGCCCTTATATCATCCAGGGTGACAACCTTATCAGCAGCATTAGCGTTCCACTCCAAGCCAATGTTATCTGCTGCCGTAGAATTATCTAGTTCTGATGATCCAACCTCCGTAAGATGACATAACTTCCAAACATTGGCAGTTAAAGCGGGGAAGTCCAGTAAACTCTCAGGGCTTCCACATCCAGCAGTATCATCTAAGACGAGTCTTAAATCAGCGGCAGCTACTGTCGCTGTACACTTAGCCCAACAAATACAATGCGTGTAAGTTGATAAATTACGTTCTGTTATTACATTAACGGCTAGTACATCCCCATTCTCAACACTACTACCTGTGATCGCTACACTCCCTGATCCCACCTTGAAATCAGATGTTTCCAAGTCTGACGACCCATGCGTGCCATCGTCCCAGTCAGCTTCGCAGTTGTCTAGCAACAAGTCGGCAGTAAAGACAATTCCTGTTCTACCTGAATAATGTGCCATGTTATCCTCCTATTCTGCACTCTCAGTTAGTTCTCCAGTTCCCTGAAAAGTCATGGAATATGTTACTAATCCATCAACTGAATTACTGGCACTGATAGAGGTAATAAATGCTGACCCAGACCAGTAGGAAGTAGTGTCCTCTTCCAGCTTTAATGATACAGCAGTTGAGCTTGTACCCAATGCCATAGGTGCCCCGTCCTTGTTGATTTCAAAGGAACCCGACCATTGACTTAACCCAGGTAGAAATGTCCTCGCTGAATTGGTAGCTGCACCATCCGCAAAGTCAGTAGTGTCCAGCATATCGACCGAGTAATCAATAGTCCAGCTTTTGCAGCCAGCTATATCACCAGCTATATATACCATCCCCGTTCGACCTGATAAATGTGCCATATTATCTCCTCCTTATTGTCTTGCGTAAACAACCAAGTCAAACTCGGTTGATAAATAAGTTATACCCCCAAAGGTCATTATTCCATACCCTAAATTGCGGTCTAATTCGCAGTCATCAGCACTACTATTTAACGTAGAGTCGCCATAGAGTGCTGCCTTGATTGAGTTAGTTCCTATCGGTTCCCTATAATTCCTTAGTTTATTCAGCGCCGATGGTGTGTCCTGCTTACTAATTAAAACTATAATGCGAAACCGAGATGTATATGCTCCTTCAAATGTCTGATCGTAATTCGTTTCTCCTGGCATAATGATTGCACAGGGGAATGAATTATAGGTATCCCTTAATTCTTTGGGGGCGTAGACATCCTTCAAAGCACTGATAGTCTCTAGTCTAGTTTTTATGCCATCGCCTATACTATCAGCCCGAACAAGTCCTACACCTTTTGTCAAGGTGTCAGCAATAGCCACAGCCTCACTTTTAAAGAGACCGACAGCCTTAATTAAGGAATCGCTTATTGCAACAGAATCACCTAATGGTATCCCAGATGCCTTTGTTATAGCATCGGCAATCGCTGAAGTGTCCGCTTGCACCATATCATAGGCTTTTATTATCGCATCAATGATTGCAACTGAATCAGCCAAAGCCCGTTGATAATCAACTACCCTTGTGGATGAATCGGCTATTGCAACCGAATCAGCCTTATTTACCCCTATTGCAAGGGTGGTAATATCATCGTCAGCGATAGCAAAAGCAGCCTCAGCCTTTGCAAGATTCACCCCCAATGATGGGACATCTGTAATCCCAAACGCAACCTCAGATTTGGGCATACCTACTGCTTTAATTATGGCATCTGATACCGCTACAGTATCAGATAAATCCTTCTCATGGGCAGCACCCCCCCCTGCTGTATATTCAATATGGAGCTTGGCACTATAGGAACTATGACCACTATAATCATAAACGTAATTAGTATCGGTACTTTGGGTATCGCTACCTATGAGTGAAAGACTGTTATTCGCCGTCCACCCCCCTCTACTAATTATCTCTTGTATGATAGTCTTTATCTCAGGTGAAGCAGCCCAAGAGGCAGCCCCTATAATCGCATCCCAAGCAACAGAGGCAGCAGTCAAAGTTCTATTATCAAGTAATGTTCCTCCCTCGAGAACCCCAGAGTCGTCAACATCCTCTCCGTAATATGTAGCATTCATATCGCCGCCGCTATAATAGAACAGCTCTAAGTAACAGCCATTATTTATAGTTGCCCCCTGTGGCACGTTTACAGTTTGAAATCGAAACCCAGAATAGACACTGGTAGCACTGCTATAATTTGTAACGACATACGCACGGTCATCTCTGCTAGCACCGCCATAAGTATAACAATCATCCCCATCAGCTCCTATCTGTTCGTCAATCACTGTGGCATCTAAAATAGGATAAGCGATTGGCTGTGGCTCAATGTCAACCTCTGGCATAACCTCAAGTTTTAGTTTCTCAGTTCTACCTCCCGCTATTGAGCTTTCCTCCATAACCAATCGTTGTTTATTAGCATCAATAGCAGGTCTCAAAGGCATAACCTTAGCTACACCTTTCCGAACTTCAAGAATATCCACATCATATTCTAGGGGTGCCTTGTCAGACTTGATTAGTCTCTTGAGGTGAACCTGTGTATTACTTGCTATAAGAATAACATCAGTATCGAGGTAGATATTCTCCCAGATAACTTTGTTGCCTTCTATTTTAGGTTTAGGGATTAAAGGTTCAAGAGTTGCCGTGATAGACCCGTGACTTTCCCTTACTGTCAACCTTGCGTCTCTTAACCTGACATCAAACTCACCAGACTCCTTAGACTTATAGTGAAAACCAGGCATACCAGTTAAATAAATATCAAGGTCATAGGGAGCTTTTGTAACTCGCCCATCAACAATAGTGGTATCAATGTCCTTCCACTGCTCGGCTTCATTCTTGGGGTTATCCTTATAGTGGATAGCACCGATAGTGCCATCCCAAGAATACTTTCTCCCACCTAGAGAATGAGTCTTACTACTTCTAGTCCGCTTCTCAACGATGTCAACTAGAGGCATTGCCCCCTCCTTAACTAGCACCAAATGTTGCTGTCCAAGTTATCACTAACGAGTCGGCGGCGCCCTTATTGACAACGGAGAAGTCAGCATAGAGCATCATTGTCGTGTTATTATCCGCTTGCATAACTCCAGCCTCAGTGATTGCCCCAGTACCATCCCCCGCTGCCCAAGTGCAAACATAGACAACATCATTATCAGCAGCACCCGCTCCTTGAGTCGTAGAATCTAGGGCGTTACGGTCTAGTTCGGCGGCTAGCCCT